CACTAGGGCCGGTGGATGGAGAACCAGCGGAGCCAACAGATCCCGCTCCATAGACAGTGCCTGCTACTCCGCCACTGCTCAAGGCGCCGCCGCCGCCACCGCCAGTGCTAAAGCCGCCGCCGCCGCCGCCACCACCACCGTAAATACCGTTGGGGGCGCCATTGCCACCGATGCTACCACCACCCGTGGAAATAACAGAATTTCTCAGAAGTATTGTTCCCGAGGTAGTGAAGGTTCCATTAGTACCAACAGCAGTATTGCTGCTAGAACCACCTGTGGCAGTTACCAGCGCACCAAAACTGGTGGTGCCTCCTGAAGTGCCAACACCACCTGCAATAGTTCCAGAGGCGCTTTGGCCTCCTGCTCCACCACTACCACCAGCACCAACGGTAACTGTGTAGGTAGCGCCTGGGGTCACTGTAACAACCGCAGTGCCACTGCCCCCGCTGCCCCCATAAAATCCTGCTACTCCGGGGTAAGAAGGAGTGCCTGCACAAGGATTACCTGTATATTGGGCGCTGCCACCCGATCCGCCAGCACCGCCACCAAACGCAGTGACTTTTATCGAATTGACGCCAGCCGGAACTGTAAACGTTCCGCTCGTTGAAAAGAATTGGAATGAGGTTCCACCAGAAACTGCGTTTGCCAACACAAAAGCCGTTGTTGCTATCGTTGTGTTGTTGGTGCCAACGCTTTGCGTGGTTGCCGTTACGTTGCTGGCAATTGTGCCCCCGCTCACCACGTTGGTTGCGTTCGTGGCATTGGTTGCGTTCGTGGCATTGGTAACCGCTGTAGATCCGATAGCGGACGCGATCTGCGCTCCTGTTGCTGCCGTGAAAGCAGATGTGCCGTTGCCGTAAGCAACCCCGGTCAAAGTCGTAACGCCCGTACCGCCGTTGGCGACGGGAACTGTTGATGTCAAACTGCCCGCGTCCACAGCGTAGAAATTGGTTCCGTCCGAGAACACCAGCAGTTTTTTACCCGCCGGGACCTGCACGCCTGTACCAGCAGCCGTCGTATTACCGATAATCGTACTGTTATAGATAGTCAGTACGTATGAGCTGTTGTTCCAGAGAACGTACTGCTTGGGGTTGGGCGGCGCATAGACGGCGAAGTTGGCGCCGGTGCTGGTAGTAAAAGCCAGCGAAGCGTAGATTGACTGGTTGGCTGACGCCGTTGCAGTGGAACCGCTGACGTACGTCAATGCCTGGTTGGCCGACGAGACCGCCACAGTTTGGAACCCCGAGATGGCGGGGTCAATCACGTACGCGAGCGTGTCGTTGGTCGTGGTTCCCCAGGTGCCAGCCTGAGAACCGTTGGGGATCAGCTCTATCCGTAAATCAGGAGAGTAAGTTGACATGGTGTGTCCTTATCGAAAAAAGGCCAAAAATCCAAATAACTGCTGGTTCTACGACGGCGGTGACTCAGTGTTTTCCACAGCAACCATGTACACCCAGTCACCCTCCAGCACGGGATCGCAGGGCACGAGGCGCTGCGTCTCACTATCATACTCTCGAAACAGGTTTACGCGCACCAAATTCCGATCCTTGAGCTGCTCATCCGTCGGGGGATACCACTCGCACAGCTCCCGGCAATCAGCCACCTTGGTCACAACTCCGTCAATAACTTCAGCTACTAGCATGGTCTACCTCAGAAGTTGGGAAACGCCGCTGCTGGCGGGGTGAAGTTGGCCGTGTAGCGAGCCACACCTTTGGTGACTCGCACGTCGTCAAGGTATCCGTTAAGATACTGCGTTGTGCCCGTTGATGTGGCATATACACGACCAAGCGCTTGTGCGGTTTCGTAAAAATTTACCGACGACGTACCGCTGGCCTCAAGGGTTCCGTCGAGGAACAAACGCGCCGTAGTGCCAGACCGAGTTAGCGCAAAGTGATACCATTGGCCCGTCGTGACGTTATTAGTTGAAGTCAAAGTAAGTGTGGTTGCGTTATCGGCTTGCAAGATCGCTATCAGTTTTGTTGTGCTTGCACGAATTAAAACACCGTGATCGCCAGGGCTTGCCAACTGTACAAGGGTGGAATACAGACTATGGAACGTTGATGCAGGAGCACCAGCAAAATACACCCAACCTTCAACCGTAAAATCACCCGTGCCAAACGTGATTGCCGGCTGGCTGGCCATAATTAGGGCGTCTGAAAGGCCATTAAAGTACATCGACCCCGTGCCATATTTGACAATGGTGGTATTTACCTGGGCGCTGCCAATTGTCTCTAGGTCGTTGACCGTTGTGTTGTCAAAGATGCCTGCGTTGGTTCCATTGACTAGCAGTTGTGTGCCGGAGACCGCTGTTACCGGGGCTGTTGGTGGCACGAAAGGACCCGTGTAAACTGCTGTGCCGTTTACGACACGCAAATTTGAAAGATAGCCCAACATGTTCAACGTTGCGACGTTACCGCCGTCTGCACCAATAATTGGGCGCGCCGCGCCATTCGCATAATTGGTTGCGTCTACGTAAGAACCTAATAAAGCGCCGTTCAAATACAATCTTGTGGTGCCGCTGGATCGAACCAACGCTATATGATTCCACGCATAATACTGTATGGTTCCACCAACAATTCTGTTGGCCCCGATTGTATAGTAGAATACCTGATTGGTTGAGCCGATATACAGCGTTGGATAAGGACCCGTAATAGAGTTTGGCCTACCGTCATAAATCATTCGGTCGGCGGCTACGGTTGGGTATATCCACACCTCGATTGTGAAGTTGTTTAATCCAAAAGCAAGGTTGGATGATCCAGTAAGCGTAAGGTAATCGCCGCTGCCGTCAAAGTACGCAGACCCAGCGTAAGTTGACCCTGTGTACGATGTTGGCCCCGTCACCGTGTCGGTGAACGGGTTGGCGCGTTTGGGTGTTGCGTTGCCGTTCACTGTGATGGTGAACGCGTTGGTGCTGTTGTCAATGAACGAGGTTGATTGACAGGTAAGTAGGGATGTACCTGAGATTGCCGTCAACGGCGATGTGGGCGGTGTGAAAGCGCTTGTATATACCGCCGTGCCTTTGACAATACGGAAGTTGGAGATAGACCCCAACAGAGGGTTGCTTGCGCTTTCGCCTCCAATGGTTAGAGTGCCCGTAGAAAAATCGGTCGAGTTTGTTACTGACTGCGCTACCGCGCCGTTGATGTACAGCGTTAGTGTTGTTCCGTTTCTTACCAACGCAAAGTGATTCCATTGCCCAGCAGTTGGCCACGCAGGGTTCAGTATTACGGATGTGCCCGAAAACACTTCAATTTTTGAAGTTGCTGCCGTATTAAAAACACGCAACACAGAACCAGAAGTCCCGTAAGAAAAATGCGTGTAATACCCAGCACTGGGGTTGGCGGGTAGATAGAGCCAATACTCAATAGTAAAACTTCCAGATCCGGGCCAGATAGTTGAATTGCTGGCAGGTGCAGTCAAATAATCCCCCGTACCATCAAAGTACCCGCTGTAACTTGCTGGATTGGTTTGATAGAACGTAAACGGGGCGAACTTAGACACCTGAACGCCGCCGACTCTAGTAAGCGGCCAGCCTGCGCCGCTTATGTCGTTAAACCTGTTTTGGTTATTAACCAGCAGCGTCGTGTCGGTCGTGGCAATTAACGGCGTTGTAGATGGAGTAAAGTTAGCGGTGTATACAGCACGCTTACCGATCACGCGCAGGTTGCTGATGTATCCGTTAAATCCCTGCCACGTGGTGCCAGCATACAAGTAACCGCCAGAGGATATGTAGTTAGTGGTTGTCGATGAGGCAGTTGTGCTGGTAAGCCCGGTCAGTGTCTCTTGCACACCGTTAACAAACATTCTAATTACGCCGTTGCTTACACTGAGCGCAATGTGTGTCCATGTATTGAGGGGGATTATAGAACCTCCCTTGGAAATTTGGTCACTTCCTGCGTACCAAAACAAAACTAGGTTGCCGTTGCTATCAGGACCAAAAGACCAGTCAACCGCAGATCCCGCCAATTGCATTTGACCAACTACATAGCCGAGGACCGCGCCGCCCCCACTATGACGAGAAAGCGGGTAAATCCATGCCTCCGCTGTAAACGTGACGGTTGCGTTAAACGCGCTGCCAATAATTGTGCTCGCGCTGTTTGTTGGCGTTGTCCACCCCGACTGCGTGGTTGCGTAGAAGTTACTCCAGTTACCCGGTCCGACGTACGGGTTGAATGCTCCCTGAGTCGTGTTGCCGTTACGGGTGATCGTGAAGTTGTTGACGCTGCTGTCTACGAAGCTGTTGTTCTGCGCGCCGTTGGTGCCGTCCCCGTGCAAGAGCAACGTGGTGTTTTGAAAGTACGGGTCCGCGCCAGATCCCGGAGGCCACAGGCCCGCCTTTTGATAGTACTGCGCCTCTTCCAGGTTCCACACACCGGAAGCGCCTGACTGCGATACCGTCGGCGCGGTGGCGGAGATTACGCCGCCTGTATAGCGGTTCGTCATTAGCTGATGTCCTCGTAGGAGATGCTAAACGTGAGCGAGCTACCAATCGCAGACGTCACCGTGATTGACGTGCCCTCTTGCAAATAAATGGCCGTTGACTTGTCCACGCAGATCAACGACGCGTTACCAGGCACCGACACCTGATACACAACCGGAAACGCCGTGCCGCCTGTAGGGGCGGAGCCCTGAGCCACCGCGCCGTTGGTGTACAACGATACCGTAGCATTACAAGCGACTGCCGTAACGTTTGATGCCACGATCTGGTTGATCTTGAATACCTTGCCTGAAGACGCGGCGTTTGGCAGCAATACAACAGCAGTTGTGCCGCTAGGCGTGAAGTATGTCGTTGTGCCGTAAATGGCCGATACGTTGACAATATTTGGGTTTGCCATGAGTGTCTCGTTTTAATAGCCAAAGATCATTGCAAACGCAATAGATTTTCCGGCAGTAATCCCACCGCCCCCGCCCGGAGGTGTGGCCCACGTCCCGTCACCACGCCAGAACGTAGAAGATGATGCGCTCGTACCGCCGTTGAGGTTTGCAACAGGCAAATTGCCGATTGCCTGTGTTGACAAATCGACTTGATACACTCCCGCCGCGTCTTGGTATATCGCCCGTTCGGAAGGGTAAGTAACAAACACGTTTTTTTGACCAGCGGCAAACGTAACCTTGGCGCCGCCTGCACTGGAAGCCAGAATCGTGTCGCGCGTAAGCGTAGGTCCGGTGGAGGAATACGTACCAATACCAACTTCCCAGTCTCCAGCACTGGGGTCGAACGCCGTATAGTAAGTGGTGTTGGTGTTGCCAATGGCAGAGAAAGCCTGGTAGGAGAATACAGCTCCGCCAAGGGTAAAGTCGCTTGTACCCGTTGTCGTGGTCGTTTCTTGGACCCGGTCTTTTAGAACTAAAGCCATCGTTTATCCTCAACACAATTCCGTCACAACAAGGTCCCACTCGGCGTCTTGGTTGTTTTGGACAGTCTGCCAACTGGACGCTTGTGCGGCCTGTATCACCTGCCAGCTTGCGTTCTGGGCGGTGTCGATTATTGTCCAGTTGCGCGGGCAGACGTCACCCACTATACCCACTGCTTCCAGCCCCGTCAAGGTGTGGGCATGGATAACACCCATCGTACCGACAGCCCCGGTGGCCTGCACGCCAGTAATGGGGACCGTGATGACTGGGGCGAGGGTACCAAGCTGCCCAGTAGCCTCAACGCCAGTCAGCTCGTTTGTCTTGGTAGACGCAACATCCCCTACAGAACCTGTAGCAGAAACCCCGGTAAGCTGGGACGCCACGGCTTTGACGACGGTTCCAACCTCACCGTATGCAACCGACGGGTTATGGTTTTGGCAGCCACCCCATGCAACGTCGTAGTAGCCACCGCTGGAGGTGTCACCGCTCCACGGACCCAGGCCCCAGCCCAAGCAATCTTCTGTACTTAGCTGAACAACGACAGGGATGATGTACGTAACCGTCCCGACACTGCCCGTGGCCGCCACACCTACAAGTTCTCGGGCCGGAACTACATCGCCAGCCGCGCCTGCACCCTGAACCCCAGTAATCGGCCAAGAAACTGTGTATACGGGGGTGCCAACCGCCGTGGTGGAAGAAACCCCCGTTATCCCAACAGAAGCCGAGAACGCAACAGAACCTACAGCCCCAGTAGCTGTAACTCCTGTGAGTGCAACAGAGACAGTCTCGCCTGCAAGAGATGCAAACGGCGCTGCTGCAAATGGGGCTATACCAAGCATGACCCTCCCCTATACCGGGGATGGCTTACGCCAGGCGCAGCAGGGCGGTCGTATTCGTATTGGCAGGCATCGTCAAAATAAACGTGCCAGCCGTAATCGTCTGCGAACCGAAGGTATGAACACTCACTGCCTTGTTGCTCTGAGTCTGGTTGTAGATCAGAACAGTGTCGAAAGCCGTGGTCAAAGTCACGCCGGTGTACACCAGACTTGCGGACGGGGTCCAGTAAGCGGTGGTGCCCGAAGAAGTCGGGGGCGTAGCGTTGGTAACAGCAATACCGCCAGCTGAATAGCCGGGGCCGCTCACCTCACCAGTGGCAGTGTATGCCGTGGTGCTGGCGTTCAACGTAGCGGAAGCCAAGTACAACGCACCGTAAAAGGTGTCAGCCGTACCGGTTCCGCGCGTAGGGGCGGTGCCGAAATTATGCGTTGCTGTCAGCAGCTCCGTTTTGAACGAAGTGCACATTGCCTGGGTATTTGCCATTTTTCAGTCCTTTCAACCGATCATTGCGGCCACTCCGTCGGCCAGCACGTTTTTCTTGAGGTGCACATGCACCGAGCGGTGAACAAGCTCACCATCCAACCAATACTCCACCCAACGGGTCAGCTCGTTATCGTTGTCAACGGAACCCTCGCGCTTCTCCAGCAACGAATCGTCCATTTCACCCTTGGTTGTTGTAATGAGCGCCACAGTTATTCCTTACACAAGACGGATGATAGAAGTCGTGCTGCCCGACGTTGGGAACTGCACAACAAACGTGTTGGCCGAGGTCTTGTTTGAGCCAAAGTCCAACACACAAACTGCCGGGTTGCCACCGCCGTTTTTGTAGATCAACGCACCACGCGCCGTGATAGCGCCCGTCCAGGAGGCGTTGGCAAACGAGATGTACACCACTGCATTCTGTCCGGTCTGGTTACCAATCGTGGGCACTTGCGTCACGGTCAAGGCCAAGCCGCCAGCAGCATAGTTTCCACCAGAGGCTTCCCCCGTGGTGGTGTACGCGGTAGTGTCGGCATTGAGCGTAGCTGTGTTTGTATACAGTGCAATCTTGAACGTGTCCGTCGTGAAGTCGAACATGCCGTTCATCAAGCCGGTCTTGAAGCTGTTGCAGGTGTAGTTGCCGGTGAAAGCCATCAACGCACCCCGTTATTCTGCGGCAACGGCGCAACACGCGCCTGGCCACTGCGGTATGCGTCGCTACGCTCCAGACCGTCACCCAGACGCTGGGCCATCGCCATAGCTTCCTTGTACTTACCGTCGTACAGGGCAATGATGTCAGCCTCACCCTTCATGAAGGTGTATGCCTCAACCAGGCAGCCGTACAGCAACACCGTGTCAAAGTTGTCGCCAAGCCAAGAGGTGCCCTGGGCATTGTTTACCTGGGTGATCGGGACACTGAAGTCAACCGTAGCCGTGCCACCAAGGTAAGTAGCGTCGGCAGATAGGCTGTCGGCGACCGTGTACAGGCAACCGGAGTTCTTAATGAATATCTCGTCTACTGCACCGCCAGTCACAATTATGTCGGCCACAGCACCCTGGCCAGTGCCGCCCGTGAGCGGGACGCCGTAATACTTGCCGTTCGTATACCCAGACCCGCCAACAATAACGCCTAGCGCGTTAATAGAGGACTGCACAATAGATTTGGGGTAGTAGTAAAAGTGCAGTTCAACAGGGTAGTTGCTGTCGGGTGTAGGACCGACAATAAAAGATAGCTCGTTGGTAATAGTGCTGCCAGATACAGTGGGACCAAATAGCGCATAGTACTTGGGCACGCCCGTGTCCGTGGTCGGATTGGGGTATGCCTGCCGGATGAAGTTAACGTCTTTGTTGAGCAAGTACTCGTACGACCCGTTGACGATGACCGCCAGTGAATACGTAGAGAGATAGTCGTCAGGCGCAGACAGATAGGGTATGGTCGATGTCAGGGTGCCCGTCATGTTTTTACGCAACGACGGGAACTGAACTGTGTTGTAGATGCGCTGCTCTGCCTGCTCGATGAAACGGTTGATCTGAGCGTTTGGCCCAATCACCGTCCCGTTCGAGAGGTACGTATCCGGGAACGAGTTCTCGGTATACGACTGAATAGCAGAAACAAGTTCGCTGTAGTTCATCTCAAGCCATCGGCCCGCGAGCCATCACGCCTTTGGTAGCGCACCCGGTACCACGGATTTTGATACCGTCAGTCTTGGTGCCTTTGTAGTCGTTACTGTGAATATTGGCGACAGCCACGTTGGCGTCACGCAAATATTTTTTGTTGTTCTCCACGCCAACGACGGGAGAAGCGGTTTTTGTGGGTTGCTTGTATGTTGCCATCTCAGCCTCCGCGACCAGAGCTGCGTTGATTAGCAGCGCGAGCCAGGTTACGGCCCATTGACATCATGGCCTTGGAGGTCACGCCGCCCTTAGCCAGTTTGGTCGGGGCCTTGCCCGGGTGCATGCGAGCTTCGTGCTTGTGCACGGCGGATGCCACCATTTTCTTGTCTTGCGCCAGGTCTTTCTTGTCCATGATCGACTCCTTACGTCGTTACTACCGTTACTGTACCAAGTTCTACGCGGGACACCAAGTTATTTGGTGTTTCAACCGACGTAAAAAACGTTGATCCGCCAACCGGATTCCACCCCCACTGAATTACACGTGAGCCGCCAGACGGTGTGCCGTTCTCATCCGGGCCCGTGCCCACTACCTCAGTGATCTGCAAGCCCGTGTTGCCGCCCAACAAATACGTGATGTCAGGACGAGGATCGCGGACACCCTGCGGGTCATCAACCGGGTACATGCCCAGCTGCAACTGCGGATGGTCCGGGTCCCAGCACGTGCTGCACACTTTCAGCTGGTACGGCTTGGTCTTGATGATCTCCGTCTTCAACTGGTGCAGCTTAAACCGGAAGTTACACCGGTCACACTGCGCAATCGAGTTCTTGCCGGACGAAAACCGGTTGCCCATTACGTACCGCCCCCTATGAACATCTGGCGCGGCACAAGCCGGATTGCTGCTCGTTCTTGATCCTCATCGGCTGCCGTCATCCACGCCTCGTCATACTGGGCTTTTAGGATCGCCAGGCGCTCCATGCCACCAGGCACCTTGAGCGCGATGTAGTAGGCCAGGCCAGCGGCCAGACAGGGGATAAACCGGAACGGGACGTCAGCGATATTCACGCCACTGCCAGCATCCTGAATACGGCGCATACGCCAGTAGACGAACTGATACTGGGTCCCGGGGTCCGGCGTTGGCCAGACCGTAATTGACTGCTTCTGGGTCAGCTTGATGGCCGTACCGGAAGGGATTGAGGCCGCCGTGGTACCGTCTTGGCCCCGGCAGCAGTTGTATAGATAGAACGGTGCTCCGTCCTGGGGGTTGCTGGTCTCGTTGTAGCTGATCAGCTCGGTGCCAATCGTCAAGAAACCTGCTGTGGGCAGACCCGCCAGGGTTGAGACCTGGATTGTCGTTGCGTTTGCTGCCGTCGTCCCACCCGTCGTGGTGGCAGAAGTCAGCGCTGTATTGGCCGTCAAACGCTGAATCCAGACCTGGATGGGGCGCCCGGTTGTCAGTTTGTTGGGGATCGTCGCGTAGGTAGAAACACTAATACGCGTGATGGTGAGGTCCGCCTGATTGCTGGGCTGGTTTGCCTGGGTACGAATCACATGGTCCAGGATGTCTACCGTGTCGTCAGGCAGTGCATACGTGGGTTGTCCGGTCACCAGATTGATGGTGTTTTGCTCGAACGTCCACATGTTGACGCCACGGTTGGCCCAATCTGCAAACAAAAGATTTAACGACCGACGTGCGGTGCGCAGGTCGTAGCCCGTGCGAAGCTCGGAGCCTGCACGCTCAAACGCTTCCTCGACGATCTCAGACAGGTCGAGGTTGAATGCTGCTACGCCGGACGTTGTTGCCATTATCTGAACCCTGCTGTTTTCTTGGCAATTGATTTGGGCTGCGCGACAAACTGTTTGCCCGCCGCCTTGCCTGCGCGTTTCGCTTTGGTGGTGGCTGCGTACTCCGCAGGGCTCAGGGCTTTGATGGCCTTCTCAGGCAGGTACCGCTCCCCCGTCTTGGAAGACGGTTTGCCGGACTTGGTGCGCCACTTCTGGTCGCCCCAATCCTTCAGGGATTTCTGCGGTGCTTTCATCTCAGTCCTTGTACCCGCCGCCAGCTTCCTTGTACTTCTTGGCCACCAGCTGCGCCTTACGCGCAGACCACTGACCCGCCTTGGTACCGTGGGTTGCCGCAGCTTTTACCTGCGACACAATGCGTTTGCGCAAGCCTGGCTTCGTGTAGTTGCCCGCAGCGTTGACTTTGCCGCCCTCAGCATACTGCGTGAAGTCAGTGTCGTCTCGACGTGCTTTTTTCACGCCCTTGGGCATCTTGGAGGGAGCGATGGCCCCCATCCCACGGGAGGCCATCATTTCAGCACTTGCCTTTTGCGTAGCCGCCCTTGTTCATGCCAAGCGGCTTGCTCCCGCTCATGACAATCTGTTTGCCCTTGGTTTTACCCTTGGTTGCAACGCCGTCTTTGCTGGGGGCTGCGGTCTTGACTGCGCCCATCTTGGCCTTGGTGATACCACCGGAAGACATCTTTTTCATATAACCACCTTCTGAGAAAAGTGCCGACTTCCCGTGATCGGTTTTCGGCTTGTTGAGAGCTTGTTGGTTGGCCCGGCCCCCGGTGCCAAACTTTTTACCTTTATCCGCCGCAGCGAACTCTTTGCCCACAGACTGTGGGACACCTACCTTCTTTGAAAAAGCCGGGTTATGCGCCACGGCTTCCATGAAGTTGTGCTGTTTACGACTAGTTGAGGGCACTTCTTGACTCCCGGATGAACATGTCAATCTTGTCGTTCAACTTGTCGAACCGGCTGTCGATGTGCGCCACAATCTTGTCGATCTCCGCCTGTGTCACGTTGTCCCGAGCGATCTCCTCCCGCGTCCTGTTCAACAGGATCGTGATTCGTACCAGCTCCGCCGACTTTTCCTTCAGATTCCAACCTAGTAACCCGATGAATGTAGTCAGCAAGACGTTCCACAGCATCATCTCCATTGTCACACCATTCGGCCTTTGGTCTTGCCTCTGACCGCAATACCGTCAGCACGCTTGGATGCGGAAGAGACGGAGCCGCCTTTTTTCATACCAGTCAATTCACGAATTTTGCCGCGCACACTAGTGTCTTTTACACCGCGAGTTTCACGCTTGTACTGATCCGCAAGTTCGCTAATTTTTTGACGCTCATCGGACAAAACTTTTTTAGCGTATGGCCGTAAGCTGTCGCCTTCTTCAGCTTCATCAGACGCGTAACTCCGTATAGCGTACCCCATGGGTTGCTCACCCGCAGCAAGCCGCGCCGCATCAGAAGCAGGGGGCAACTTGCTTTTAGCGGAAGGAATCCTTCCCCCAACAGGTTCTGACGGAATACGCATGTACTGCCCCAGTTTTTCTTCTGGAGAAACTTTTCCGCCATTATCAAACTTGCGTTTGTAAGCACCCATGGTTACCTCAGCAGTTCCAGGCCCGAAGGCTCTTGTTGATCCGGCTGTTTGGATCTTTTGCTGTCTTGGCGGAGGTCAGCTTCTTCTTCATACCACTCATCCTTGCGCAGAAAGAGTCGCGGCGTGAGCCGCCTTCCGGCTGGGGAGGTTTCAAGTTCATGCCCTGTTTTTTGGCAGAGGCTCGCCCCTTGGCGTTCAGGCCGCCGTTGGGGTTCTTGCCTTCCTTGCGTTGCCATGCTGGGGATTTAGCCATAGAACACCGTCACTGACGCAATGTTGGTCAACGTGGCGTAGATGTTCGTGTAAAAACGCACACCTTCGCCAGGCACCAGTACGTAAAAAGAATTAGGATTTGTGTTAGCCGGGATGTCAATCTCAATGAGTGTCGTCCCGCCCGAACCGCCGTCCTTGAGCAGCAACGTGCCAGCGGCACTAGCCGTGGCACAGATGGAAAAGCCCTTCACACGTGCAGGCTGAGCGTACACGCTACCCGACGCATTTAGGTGGGCTGACTTGACGTCATACTGCATCGTCATGAGATGCTCCTATCAGACGTTTTGCTGGCCGAGCAGGGGATCAACCACAAAATACGTGATGTAGCCGCCGACAGTGCCTGCGCCAGAGGTATTGTCCGTCACAGTAACGTAGGACATCTCGGTCAAGGGGGTGCCGGTCACAACAGAACCAACGCTGGTGGTGCCGACCGTAGCGGCCAGACCAGAAGCAATCGAAGCGCCGGAAGCGGTGCCAGAGTTGTAGCCGGTGGTGCCCAGATCAAACGTGCCCGTGCCGCCATCGTTGATGGAGACAGACAAAACAACTGCGCCAGCGGGGAGAATTAGAGCAGCGCCGCCGTTAGAGACCGTCACGTTAGTGCCAGCAACAGCGGGGGAGGCGTCAGCAATGTAGAAAGAGGCAGCCATGACGCCGGAACCGCAATATGCGGTACGAGTCTGGTCGCCGCCGCCCGAACGCCAAATACTTTGGGTGGTAGACAGAGCCATGATAAATTGTCCTTACGTACAAGATCAGTGCATCAATCGGTACGTCGTCTGCCGGGTCAGTTTGATGCACCGGGAACCCCGGGCTTGATCGCAATATACAACAAAAGAAAAGGGGGCACAAGGCCCCCTTTCTGCTTACGCTCCGGCAGAGCCCCAGATTCCCAGGGGATCAGACCAGCCGAACGAATAACGCTCGCGGGCCTTGTAGCGGACGTTGCCGGTGTCGAAATCACCGTCCATCGAGTTAGCCAGAGGCATACGCTCGAAGTGCTTCATGCCGTTGGGCACGTCGGTCAACAGGAACCAAGCGTTGCTATCGGTCAAGAAGTGGTTGACGGTGTAACCTTCCGGCACAGCACCCATCTGCTTCAGCGCGTTGATGTCGTTGTCGTTCGTGCCAACACGCAGCTCGGTGTCAAGCAGACGCTTGGCAACGAACATCAGTGCCGGGGGAACAACCATCTTACGCGGCTTGGCAGCGATCAGCAGACCACGTTCATCGGTCCACGCAGCGATCTGAATCACAGCGTTTTCCAAGGAGGTCTCGTTCAGGTCAACGGCCACGGTCGGGCTGTTGTAGTTCACACCACCGTTAACCAGGGGGTGACCAACACGAACGCTGCTAGAGTTAACACCGAACAGCGACACGCCGTCACCGCCGGGATAAGAACCGCTGAAACCGTTGTTGATAACGGAGGCGGCTTTTACCTGCTTGGTGTAGGACATGGCGCGGGCCAGGGCCTTGGTGTAACGAGCAGACAGGCTGTCGTACAGGTTGTCTTCGATCGCCTCTTCGGTGATCGAGAAGCCCAAGGCGATGGTCTCGTGGGTGTAGCGGGCGGTGAACGCTTCCTGCGCGTTGTCGTAAGCGATGGCAGAGCCTTCGTTCTTGACAGGAGCAGCTTGGAAGCCAGCCAGCTTGGTTTCTTCTTCAAAGCTACGCTCCGACTTCTCGGTTTCGTAGATTTCCTTGTGCTCTTCGCCGTAACGGGCGTACTCCATGCCGAACAGAGCGTTCAAGCCAGGGAGCAGTTCCTTGAGCAGTTGTGCGCGTGAAATTGCCATGGTTTACTCCTTAGATGCCGACGGCGTTGGTATAGGCGTGAGCGCCGGGGTTGAACTTCACCAACACTTCAGTGTAGGTATCGGTCAGCGGGGAAGCAAAACCGATGATCTTGAAGGCGGCAGCCGTGGTAACAACGGTAGACTCCAACGCGCTGGTAGAGTTGCCAGTCTGGGTAGAACCCGTGCTGGTGCTCTGAGCGGCAGCGAAGAAAGTGTTTGCGCCAAGAGCGGCTTGGGTGACCTGGCCATCCAGCTGAGCGGCAAACGTCACGCTGGGGTCAGTAATGACGTACGCGGTAACCACGCCGGTGGTGCCGGAAGGGTAGTACTGAGCGTAAATCTGCTGGCCTTGCGCGTTGATGTAGGAACAGCCAACGAACACACCCCAAGCGCCAAGGGTATTGCCGCCAAGGTTGTTGGTTGTCAGGTCCGCGCCAGTAGCGGTAGACAGAGCGATGTAGCCGTTGGCGTTAATGATAACGACTTGGCCATTGAAAAGATTGGAGCCCAGGCCTGCCGGGTCAATCAGGAACTGACTCGTAGCTCCGGCATAGGGCATGCCGTCGTTACGGTTTACGGCACGTAGGCCGTAGGGGGCATTTGTGTTTGCCATTTAGAAACTCCTGTTATTTAGAACCAGAACCAAACCCGTTTCCGCGACTGGACGAGGACTTGCGGTCCGAGAACAGAGGCATGCGCGGGTCATTGTTTCGCATGAAGTGGTTGTCCACTGAGTTCATCTGATCCGACGCTTGCTTGGAGTAGTACTCATCGCGGGCACGGGCTTGTTCAATCGGCATCTTGCAGAGCATGAGGCCTCCAATTTCCACGTTTCCGGTCTTTTCATTACCAAGCAGCATAAGTTCAGGATGATCAACTGCCTTCACCGGTTCCCACCCTTCGCGCATCTTGCGACTCACGTTGGTAGGTTCAGCCTGGCCCAGGATGTGCGTCGCTACCCAGCGATACAAATACCCAGGTTCGGGGGTCGGATCGGGCAAGTTTGTGGGCGGTACGTATACAGCCCGAGCGGTTTTTGCGCGTGACTCCAGGTCACGAGGGGTACGGTTTTCAGCCATTATTGATTCTCCAGTTTTAGAACTTCAGCCACATACTTCTTGGGGTCCAGGTTGTACTTTTTGATTAACGCAGCTTGTGACGGCGTTAGTTGTACTTTCTTCGCTCCAGTTGTGCGAGTCGCGGGTGCGACCACTGCGGCAGGTTTCCTTGCCGAAGTCTCAACCGTACGGGACGGCTCGTCTCTTTTACCACCGAAAACCTCGGGGAACGTTGACTTCACGCGAGCGTCTATTTGCTCGAAATACTCATCGGAGCGGGGATCTACCCCGTTGTTGACTAGCTTTTGATGCAGCCCTAGTGCGTAGCTGGTGATTTCCTCAAATCCCTGGGCGCCGAACCACTGGTTTTTTGCTTGCCAGCGCAAGGTCTTTTCGTCGGCTTGAACCCGTTGGGGTTGCGATGGAGTAGTTTGTACTACAGGTTCTTCACGCTGTAAAGGGGGTGCTTTGAAATTTTTTGCACTCTTTACTTCCCACGTAGCCTCAGCCAGGGCTTCCTGGGCTGCCACGATGGCGTCAGCGTCAAACGATTCCTGGGCCGCTTTCAGGTCACGCCTGGCTTTCTCCAGCTTGGCTTCCGCCGCCTGGTTGGCCATGGTCATGTACTGCTGCGTACCGGAGTCCACGTACGCCTTGAGGCGTTTGTTCTCCTCGATCATGTGCTGAGCAAGACGCTCAAGCTCCTCTTTCTCACGAGCCAGGGCTTCCTTGGCTCGGCGCTCGTCGTGGCGGGCATGCGTCAGCTCCTTGATCCGCTTTTGCGCACCCTGGGTATATGACTCAATCTCGTCGTCCGTGGGGTCCTCAACCTCACGGTCCAGGGGGCGACGGCCACGATCTCTCTCGGGAGTGTCGTCAACGATCTCGATCTCAACGTCGTCTCCTGCGACGGTGATCTCTACGTCATCCGCCGGGGCGGACCTCTTTTCTTCTTCCAGCTCGTCTGGAAACTTATATGCGTCGTTCATCTACCACTCCTTTAAGCGCGGGTAATCCCACGAGGATCTTGCACAACACACTCCACCTGATCGTCATTGATCACGCGGAACTCTTTGCCAAAGATCTTGAAACGCGTACCGGTATAGGTACGAACAAGAATGAAGTCTCCCTCCTTACACCACGGGCCGGTGGGGAACCGTTCCGGGTCTTTGTAGGCAGACTCGCCCATGCGCAAAACAAACAACACCGTGGTGGCGTGTTCTTCTTGGCGTATGGTCGCAGCGTCTCGAACCAGGTCGAGACTCGTACCGGCGATCTTTTCATCGACCTCGGGCACGATACACAGCAGCTTGTGGCCAGCTGGGATTGGCAAGGCTGACGCCTTGGTTTCTGCATCCGCGTTGTCGTCCGGCTGGTCGACGGGTTGGATGTGTTTGGGTAGTTGAATACCCGGGGGGAGGAGGATTTCACTCATCTGCTTTTTCGACTTTCTCTGCAAGGTCAATGATGTAACGCTCTGCCATCGCCAGACCCTGGATGACGCCACAGAGTTTTTGATACTGCTCAAAAGATTGACATGAACCACCCGCCAAGTCGTCCGCGTAGTTGTTCAGGTCGGTGCGTATTTGTTCGCGCAATACGCGTGCGAAGTCTTGGATCATTTAGTGGGCTTCTCCTTTGGTTGGTTTTGATCACGCATCATCTTGACCTTGGCTCGCGCCTGGGACTCTTGGTGACGCAACTTCTGGTCATGCGCCGCTTGGCGATGCTCCAGGTCCTGTGCGTGGCTGCGTGCAGCCATCTCTTGTTCCATGCGTGCGGTCTCGATGTCAAACCGCCCGGTGTCTCGACGCGCGTCGATGGCCGCTTTGGTCGCGTCCACGTTTAAGCGACGGCTGTCGATGTTCTGACGTTGCAGCAGCTGCGCGGCGGTACGTTGCTTCTCCAACTGAATCTTGGCAAGCGCCTCGGCAGCGTCTTGCTGGAGTTTCTTCTGGGCGATCGCCAGGTCTCCCTGGACCTTCTGCGCCTTGGTCTGAGCCTCCTGTTGGCGGATGGCCAGCTCTTGCTGCTGCATCTGAAGCACCGGGTCCTGGGCCTGCTGTTGAGCCTGTTGCGCTTGGGCCTGCGCTTGGTTCTGCTGGAGAACCTGCTGGGCGGCCTGGGCCATCATGCCCGAGAGCGCCACCTCCACCTCGGGCGGCAACTTCTCGTCTTCCGGGGGCAGGGGCATACCGAGCTGCTGCTCGATCTTCTGGCGATAGCCAAACCCAACGTGCTCGGAGATGTGCGCTTGCATCGCTGCCTGCATCTGCGGGGCGCGGGGGTTCTGGCCGATCAACTGCATGATCAGGGGGTCCTGCATCGCGGCCATGTGCACCTTGATGTGCGCCTCGTGGTCCTGGTACATGAACGCCTTGACCGGCTCGCCCTTGAGGACCGCCATGTTCTCTGCCACCGGATCGCGTGGCTTCTGGTCGTCCGGCAGGGGCACGAGCTTCTCAGCGTGCTTCACACCCAACACCTCCAGCATGCGGCGGTGCAGCTGCGGCAAGTCATAGATGTCCGGCGCCATCTGCGCCATCTGGATCACGGCTTGATACTGCACTACCCGCTGGCTCATGGTTGCCGCGTTGGGATCGCTCACCGGAATGATGTCGACCTGGGAGTAGTCTTCCTTGCGGGCCGTGCGGCGGCCTTCTTCCGGCTGATAGTCGTAGTCGGGGTCGGTGTAGTCCTCGATGATCTTGACCAGCAACTTCAACTCTTGCTTGAAGCTGTAGTGCAGGCGGGCTTGCACCGCCGTCATGACCTTGAGCTGACGCTCCAGAAGAGCCAGCGTGGTGCCCACCGGGGCCTGCGCAGACATGTCCGACACCTTCATGTCGGCTGTTGCGGCAAAGCGACGACCCTCGTCGACGATCGTGGTCAGCAGGTTGTACAGGGTGGCGCTTGGCTCCTTGTACGGC